TCCTTGCGCGTCACCTCGATGACGAAGCGCAGTTCCCCCACTTGTCCGGTCAGGTCTGGCATTGCCGCCCCTCTCATAGAGAAAGGGCCGAGGTGTTACCCCCGGCCCGATCAGGATTAGGCCGTACCGACACCACCGCCTACATAGTGGACGATCGCCTTGATCATGCCGGTGCCACCCGCGTTCGCGGCGGTGTTGCACAGCGCCGTCACGTAGGTTTCAGCGCCGAAGGTCTTGTAGCCGCTGTCCTGGATGATGTTGGTGAACGGGTAGTAGATGCCCGCCACCGGCCGGAACATCGACACCGCGTCACCGTCGAGGGTGCCGAGATTGCCGAAACCATCGGTGTCGGCCAGATCAACGCCATTGGCTTCCCAGCCAATATCGATGTCCAGAGCTTCGGTTCCGGTGTCGATGTCGGCGGCCTGAAGCCAACCGGCAATGACGGTCGCCCCAGCGGGCAGTTTGCACAGGCGAACGGTATCGCCCGCCGTCAGAGCCGTGGTGATGTTGAAGTAACCCCAGGCCACCCCGAGAACGCCCTGCGTGTCAGGCAGGCTCGGGACCGGGAACGAAGCAACGGCGCGGGGGCCGGTGTAAACGGTCGTCATGATGTTTGATCCTTGGAAAAAGGCGCGAGCCGAAGCCCGCGCCAGTCAGGGGAGAGATTAGCCGATCTCAGCCGAGGTGCCCGACCCGTTCAGGCCTGCGGCATTGGCCGCGCCCGTGGTCGCAAAGAACCCCGTGACCACACCATGATCCTTGGTGTTGTCGGTATCGGTCGTGCCGGTGCCAAAGCGGAGTTTGTTGACATTGTAGATGCCATCGACCGCGACACCATACTTGTCGCCATAGTCGAACTCCTTGGTTCGGGTGCCCCAGCGACGGCCCCAGGCAATGCCCAGCGCCTGAGCGCCGCACAGGTAAACCGGGGTTACTTCAGCCGTGCCACCCGAACCAATGTTGGCGTAGATCGGCATATCGTCCACTTCCTTGACGATGCAGCCGTTCCAGAAAATGTCGCCACCTTCGAACAGCTTCATCGCCTCGGCCTGGACCACCGTGGAGGCCAGAACTTCAGTGTCGATGCTGTCGCGCAGGTTCTTGAACGCATACGGGTTGGCGTAGGCGATGTAGGTGCGCTTGCCGTTGCCGGGGTCGCGCACCGGGCGGATCTTCGGATTGCAGGTCTTGGCCGCAAGGATCATCGCATCCAGCGCGGTCACGGTGAACAGGTCCGCCGTAGTGTCGAGCTGGGCGAGGTCGGCGGACAGATCGGAACCACCGGCAGAGCCGCCGGCAGAGTAGGCGCCGAACACAGTCCGGTCCTTATTGTCCACCAACCATGCGTCACCAATCGCAGCGGTGCGCGACAGGAACGAGGTCCCGTTGAGCGAGCCGAGCGCGGTGATGATCATGTCACGCGTGTCTTCCTTCGACCAGTCGAGCAGCACCGACTTGGCCGCTTCTCGCAGATCGATGGCCGAGCGGATTTCCTCCATCTCGGGAATGCGAACCGCGTTGCGGCGCTTGTTGATCGTGATCGAATGCGACCGCTGCGCCATGTCCTCTTCGTTGCCTTCAAGGACGTTGGAGCCAGTCGTCGCGGCATTGGTCAGCCGGTTGACAAGCTGGATGTAGATCGTGTCACCCTGGCCCTTGCCGAGCTGGGTCTTGACCTGGATGACCGAGTTTTCCTGCTGCCCCATGACCGAGGCAAAATCAGGGATCTGGATGTAGGACTTGTAGAAGTCCGCTTCCCACTGCTTGACCTTAAGGGCGGTCGGAACCGATGTATCGCTCATGATGAAAAATCCAACTAAGGGACGCCGACGCCTTCACGGCGTGGGTTCGATTGACTGTTAGCTATCCATCGGCAGTTTGAAATCAGACGGCTGGAACACAGCCCCCCGGTTCGAAACACTACCGTCGTTAGCGGTTGACGTTGGAAAGGACGGGCGCGGCATCTTGGCCGCAAGTTCCGCTTCCCACTTGGCGCGAAGCCGGGCCTCCAGTTCGCCCACGTCCGTAGTGCCGAGCGCCTCCATCTTCGCCGCGTTCTTGGCGAGGGTGTAGGCTTTGTTCCACGGGTGAGGGTCCTTCAGAGCCATCTGCCGCAGTGCAGGGTTTTCCTCGGCCATGGCGAGGAACCGCGACTTCATCTCATCGAAGTCCGGGTTCGCCTGCCGAACCATCATTTCCGACATATCCAGACGGGCGTTGAATGTAGCCTGCTGGACCGCCTGACTGACGGCCTGCTCCTGCACATGGGCCAGTGCGCCCTGATCGTCCTCCCATATGGAGGGCGGGGGCTGCTGGGCGGCCTGCTGCTGGAGTGCAGCAAGCTGGGCTTCCAGTTCCTGGCGTTTGCGCCGTTCATCCTGCAAGGCTTTGACCGGGACGGCTTCGGGTTCCGGCGCAGGCGGCGCGCTGGCGGCTTCGTCGGCCGGTTTTTCGCCCTGTTCCTTCGATGCGAACTTGCCGTCCGGCGCGCGGGGCTGGGCCTCTCGCTCCTCGGGTTCGTCCACGATAGTCGGTTCGGAAACCAGTTCGGGCCGCACAGGCCCGCTATCCATCGGCAGAATGTCCTCTTCGTCGTCCATGTTGTCCTCGCAATCGCCCGTCAAAGGCGGCGGCCCTTATTCGCCCGATGACCCGGCGGCGGTTTTCCACGGCATCGCGCCGTTGAAAGGATCAGGTGGATGCGCGCTCCGGCTGCATCGCCTGCATGCGGTCTGTCACCGCGTTGAACTGGTCCGTCTCGATCTCGGCGGCGCGCAGCATATGCTCGGCAGGGTCGGTTGGTTGCCCACCTGCGTTCTGCGCCTGCGCGATATTCTTGGCCGTCTCACTCTTGGTCTTCTCGACCTCAGCCTCGGCCGCGGCCATCTGCAATTGCTGCTGCTGTTCGGCCATCGGGTTCGGCGCGTTGGCCTCGTCCATGATCTTGGCCAACTGGTCCTTGTCGCGCAGCGCCGAGGCTTCAATCAGCATCTTGATCGCCGCTGGGGGGGCGCCTTGGGGGAACAGGCTCGGCAGCATCTTGGCAAGCGTATCGAATTGCTCAGCCTGAACCGTGGGGGTATCCATGCCCTCATCGAGGACGATATCCACATCCAGCTCATTAACCGCGTTGCGAGTCTCGGCCACCTGGTCGCCGTATTGCTGGACGAACTGGCCAAGGACCACCTGCGCCTGCTGGTCGCCTGCCATGTAGGCTTGCATCAGTTGTGGGCCAACGAGCTTGGTTGCACTCTGGATACCCTGCGGGTCGCCTTGCGCCACCTCCTCGGCGATCTGCCGCACCGTCACCCGCTCGTTAAGCCCGACAAACCGCAAATCACGCGGACTGTCGGTTACCCTGATCCACCGCTCATCCGACCACACCTGCCGGACGCGGTTCCAGATAGCCCGATAGACCTCGATCGACATCGAGCGCAGCCGGTCGAACGCACGGGCCACCTCGACCATGCCGCCGTTCTGCTGGGCCATGATCGCGCGGCCACTCATGTCGTTCTCGTTCTTGCCCTGCAGGGCGGCATTGGCCCCGAGCAGGTCGATCTCGTTCATGGACAATTGCAACAGATTGAATTGTGCAGCCGCCATGTCGTTGGTGTGAAGGATTTCGAAGTCGTCCTTCTCTCCCACCACCACGCCATCCGGCTTGGCCAGTTCGCGCCTGATCTTGTCAGGCTCCTGCGAGGCTACCGGCGAAACCCGCACCTGCCGCATGTTGGTGAGGTGCATTGCCTTCGAATGCGCCTTGTTCACCATGTCCTGCGGCGAGATCATCACCCGCACCAGCCCGGCGCGGTCGTTCACCCGGTCGATGTAGAGGCTTGCCGCCTTGATAGGGTTCTCCGGCGCGCCGTCCTCGTCCAGATAGGGCGACGGGGCTTCGGGTTCCAGATAGCCGCCGCGGGTGAATACGCAGCGCATCCACTTGCCGCGCTTGCGGTGATAAATCTCGATCGCCCGGAACCGGCGGCGGGTGTAATCAGCCCAATTATCGCGCGGCTTGTCGCCATAGGTGTCTTCCGAGCCATCACGCGAAATGGTTGCCTCGACTACATCGGTCGGCCAACCCTTTTCCTCGGCCACGTCGGCGTCGTACCATGTCACCACGCCCATATACCGGGCGTCGGACCAATCCGGGCGAACACTGGCAGGATCGGCAAAGAAGCGATCCCACGGAATATGCGTCAGGCTTGGGTCATAACCCTGCTTGCCCTGCTTGACCCCAACCAGAATTGCCCCCGTGCCTTCGATCAGCATGTTATCCCATGCCGCCGACCGCACCTCGTCCCATTCTTCGGCGTCGCAGACATAACGGATGGCGTCGGTGGCCGCGTTAGCCGCGTCCTGGTCCTTCGGGGTGCGCGGGAAGGCCTTCGGGTCTTTGCGTTGCTGGCGCTCAAGCCCGGAGAGGAAGTCCACCTTGCGCTGGATTCGGTTGTAGGTGACAACCGGCTGCTTGCGCTTGTCGAGCGCAGCCACCTCGTCATCGGTCCACTGCTTGCCGTCGTAATAATCGCGGTCACGTTCCGCCTTGCGGCGGGCGTCGGCAGTGGCGTTTTCCGCCTCCTCGAACAGCCGGACCAGCGCGGAAACGTCGCGGCTGTCAGTTCCCTTCACGCCGTCTTCCATGAGCCGCCTTCCGCCTTGTCGAAAACATCCCAGCCATCGCGGGGCTTGGGTGCCGTCTGCCCCCGGACAATCGCCGGATGCGCTTGATCTATCGCCCGCCCGATCAGGCTGGCCGTGTCCACGTCATCGTCATGCTTGCCAGCGGGGAACACGAGAAACTCACTGAGATCCGCACCCGGCTCGAAATGCACCCGGCCCGTTGCCGCCATGGCCTGAAAGGATCGCGCCCGCGTCGGTTTGTCGGCCACGCTCGGCAGCCATTCCAACCGGCAATGCACGTTGCGCTCCCGCATCCGGCGCTTGAGCATCGGCTCGATTGCCTTCTGGATCACGCCGCCTTCCCCGAACCATGCCAGTGGCTTCCACTTGGCGATCAGGTCGAGCTTGGCCTCGATCCACTTGTCGGACGTTTCCTGCGCCCGGTAGCCGTCAACGCGGTAAACATCGCCCTTCGCGTCAATCCCCCATACCCGGTGCACCGTGTAGTCGCCGCCACCATCGGTCACCGCGTAGTCGCTGGTCCCGTAGTAGCGCAGCGCAGGTGGCTGCTTCCATTCGTCAAACCATTCCCTGCGGAAGAACGTGCCTTCGTCTGGTTGCGGCCTTTGCTGGTAGAGCGCGGACCATTCACGCGGGCCGATGGTCGCCTTGATCCGTTCGAGCGTCGGAACCGGATACCAGTCCGGCCAGAGAGCCGCGCCCTGCTCGTCAATCGCAGGAAGTTCGAGAACGTCCCATTGGCCGCCGTCCTCGATACGGCCATCCTGTTCCAGCAAGCGGCCCGCAAGGTCGTCTTCGTGCCAGCGGGTCTGGATCAGCACGATGGCCCCGCCCGGCATAAGCCGCGTGTAGAGCGTCGAGCGATACCAGTCCCACACCAGTTCGCGGCGCCGTTCGCTGTCCGCCTCTTCGCGGTCCTTGAACGGGTCGTCTATCAACGCAATGTTCGCGCCGCGCCCAGTGACCGCCGTTCCCACACCGGCAGCGACATAGGCCCCGCCGTGGTTGGTATTCATCCGGTTGGCAGCGGCACTGTCAGTTGCCAGACCGACGCCGGGGAACACCTGCGCAAACTCCGGTTCAGCCACGATGTTGCGAACGTTCCTGCCGAAGTCGTTGGCAAGGTCGCTGTTGTAGCTCGCGGCGATAATCTGCCGCTTCGGATCGCGCCCCAGGCACCACGCCGGGAACCGCTTGGACGCCAGCTCTGACTTGCCGTGGCGCGGCGGCATGAAGATCATCAGCCGGTCGATCTCGCCCCGCTCTACCGCTTCCAGCTTGGCTGCGATCTGTTCGTGGTGCTGGGCGCGCTGGTAAGCCGGGTTGGTAAACTCAGTGAAGCGAAGCAGACTCCGTCTCGCCAGCGCTGCCTTCACTTCCTCTAGCTGCGGCAAGGATGCCTTCAAGCTGTTCAAGCTGGTCGGTGGGGAGGCTGTCGAGATCATAACGATGGGTCACCGTCTTTTCGCTCTTCACCGTCAGCTTGTCGGAATACCGCTGCGACCACTTGCCGATCAGGCGAATGCGGGTGTCTATCCGAATGCGCTTCACGTCCGACGGCTCGGCGCCGTCCGCTATGTCCAGGCACTCGTCAGCAAGGGCATCGCAGCCGAGTTCGCGCGCGTGCGCGGAATGCGCCAGAGCCTCTTCATTCTGAAGCAACCAGCGCCTTACGCTGCTTTCCGACAACTCACGTTCACGGCAGATGCGGCGCAGGCTTTTGCCCTCTGCCAGTTCATCACAGATGGCATGGAGTTCCTCTGCGGAAATTGTCATCGCATCGGCTCCATGGATTTTCGCCCGCCGCGCATCGCACTGTGCCGCGCCCATAGGTCTGCGCGTCTGCTGTTGTCAGTGGTGGGGCGGGCTAGGCCGGGGAGAGGGTCCGGCCTGTCTGGAACGAAAAAGCCCGGCAGCGGTTAAGCTCCGGGCGCAATTCGAACTATCATTTTCGACATAAAGCACAAACCGGCGGATTCGTCAAGTCCGCACCACCCGGATCACGCCAACCGCCCGCCTAGGCGTGATCGCATCGATAGCCTTCAAGGCCGCTTCCATCACCATGCGGTCGGCGGGATGCTTGCCACCCCCTAGCAGCGCGTCCAGCCAGTATGGGCCTTTGTCCGCGTGCAGCGAGGAAATGAGCTGGTCGAAGAATGGCCGCGTTCCGGTCTGGTCTAGCGTGTTCATCGCCTCGAACAGCCATGCCTGCTCCTCAAGCTCGAATGCGTTGGCCTCGGGCGATAGGTCTACTGCAAGGTTGCCCCTGGGTGTGCGGTCCAGTGCGCAGCGGTAGCGATCCTGCGAGATGATCCGCATGTAGGCGCGGGAGAACCGCTTGGCGGCATCGAAGCGATCCTTGGCCTGTGATCCTTCCCCAAGCAGGCCGGCGGCAAAGGCGCGACCGATGGCAGAACCGTAGTGTTCACCGTAGCGGTCACGCTGGCGCTGGACCCATTCCGATCCGCGATCGAAGCTGCGGTCTGGCACGGGGCGCCCACTTTTGCGCTTGCCCGGTTTTTGCGGTCGTCCCTTCCGTCCCATGCTATCCCCCGATCCTGAGAAATTCGATCCACTGGCCCGCGCCCTTCCAGAGGCCTCTAGTCGCGCTTGATGGCCACCACGTCCCAATCGCTGCCGTCATGCTTCCAGCGCAGTTGGCTGGCCCCGTAGGTCCACTTGCAGACGTAGCCGTTACGGTACTGGACATGGTATTTTGTTCCGTCGTCTGGTGGATTGCGCTTGCCGGAGATCGTCTGGAAACCCGGCGCGGGGATGGGCTGGGTGGGGAGGCTCAACCGCTTGCCTCACGGACTTTGCGAGCCATCATCGCCGCAACCATCGGGCTTTTCGGGCCGCTGCCGTTCGCGGTCGGCTTCGGCGCATCCCTGACCCAATCGGCCTTGAACGCCTGCCAGCCACGGGCCACGCATTCGGCAAGCGCCGCCTCCAGCGACCAACCGGCGCGCTCGGCTTCCCGGCTGATTGCCCCCAGCGCGGTTTCGGTCAGATCGGCGCGCTTCCGCTTCCGCAGGGCGACGAAATCAGCCCAGGTCTGGTCCTTCACCCCATCAGGCTTGGCAGGGCCGACGGACTTTGCGCGCCGCGCAGGCGGTATAGTCTCATCGTTAGATGAGACAGGGGGGTTAGAATATATATCATTGGGGGGCGGTGACGCGTCACCAGTGACGTCACGCGTGACGCTTTCTGTGACGTTCCCATTCTTGCGGGCGCGCCAACGGGCGGTGCGTTCGGCCCCCTTGGATCGGCCGCCGCTCATCTGCGCAAATGCGAGCATTTCCTCGGCCGTGAAGCCTTTGGCAACCAGCATGGCCATCTGTTCGACAGAAAGGCCCTTCATCCCCGCACCGCCTGATACTGGCCGAGGAATTGGCCCTTGGCGCGCCCGGTCACTCCGTTGCGGCGCTTGGCAAGGATGAAGTCGATCTTGCCCTGCTCATCCTCCATCAGCGCCTGCCAGTCGGCATCGCGGTTTTCGTCGGCTTCCTTGCTCAGGTAGTATTCCTGGCGGAGGAAGAACAACACGGCGTCGGCATCCTGCTCGATTTGCCCGCTGTCCCTGAGGTCGGAAAGCTGCGGCGACTTGTCGTCACGGCTCTCGACCGAGCGCGACAACTGCGCCAGCGCGAACACAGCAACGCTGTTGTCCTTCGCAAGCGCCTTGAGGCCCCGCGACACTTCCGACACGGCCTCATAGGCTGAGCGGCTTTTGCTGTCAGGGTGGAGCAACTGGAGGTAATCGACCACCACCAGATCGAGCGAAAACCCATCGGCAGCAAACCGGCGCTGATACTGGCGGACCAGCATGGATAGGCGGCCCATCGTCAGGCTTCCGGTGTCCACAATCTGAAGGGGCAAATGGTGGGCCTTGGCCTTTGCGCGAATTACCGCATCGGCCTGCCTGCCATACAAATCCCCGTCGCGGATGAAGTTGTAGGGCACCGGCTCGTTGTTGCCGAAGCATAGGTCTGACAGCATCCGCGCGCCCAATTCAGGGCCGGACATTTCCAAGCTGACGAACAGCACCCCATGCCCCGCCTCGGCTGCTCCGAGCGCGTAGGACAACGCCACTGCGGTCTTGCCCATGCCGGGTCGGCCCGCGCCGATGATAAGCTGCTTGGGCTTCATCGGGCCTAGAAGGCTGTCTAGAGGCTCTATCACCTGGCACTGCACACCCTTCTCGCCAGCGTCGAAGCTGCGGAGCAGGGCGTCGATACATTCGCCTGCGGTCAGGACCGATATGCCATTGCCTCCGGTCACGTTCATGGCCGCATCAGCGTGTGTGACGATCTCGGACAGAGTGCTTTCCAGATCGGCGCAGGCTTGGGCGGCAACCGAAAGGCCGGCGCGCATCCGGCGGCGCTTGGCGAGGTCTGCAACCTGTCCGGCCACCTCGTAGGGGGCCAGCCCCGTGGCCGATCCCTGGAGGCGGGCGAGGTAGACCACCCCTCCAAGCGGGTTCAGGCTTTCGTCGCCCTCGAAATAGCCCCGGATGGTCATGGCGTTGGCGGTCTTTCCGCCCATCGCCTCACGCAGCAGGGCGGAGTAGATCCGGCCATGCACCGGCTCGGCAAAGTCCGCTTCCGTGATGAGGTCTGCCACGCGATCGATCGCCGCGTTGGCCAGCATCATGGAGCCAAGCAGCTCGGCCTCGGCCTCATAGTTGATGAGGGGATCGCTCATTGCCCGGCCTCGAACAGTTCGAGGAACCGCATGTAGGCATCGGTGCGGGCTTGGGCGCGCTCCGGTTCATCCCACAGGGCGGGGACTTGCTGGTGTTCCTGCACAACCCGGGAATAGGCGTTGAAAGCGGCGGCGGAATCGGATTGCGCACCGCGACTGCGGCGGGTATTCGGGGTCATAGCCAAGGCGCTCCGTGAAAGCGTTGACGGTGAGGGCTGGGAACTTGTGTTGGTAGCACTGTCCCGGCCCGCCTCTTTTACAGGCAGAACTGCATTGTTGGTAGGGGTGGGGGATGTGGATTGCGGGGACGCGCCCTGTGGATAGTCACCCAAAGGTCACCTCCACCCGCCCCGGCTTCTCCGGCTCGGCAAATTCATATGAAGGCAGGAACCGGCGGTCGTTGATCCCCATGGCCTCGGCAATGCCGTCGATGTAGGGTTTGAGCCGATTGGCGTAGTTGGTCCGGTCTCCGCGCCGATCAGGCGGGACAAAGCGGAAGTGAATGCGAATGTCGCCTTCCGGCTCGACCTTTACCTTGGCCGCGCGGGTCGCATGAAAGGCCCAGGAGCGATGCGTAGCGACGATCCGGCTCTTGCCGTACCATGCGCCATTGTTGTGCCCTGAGAGGCTTGACGGGGGGAAGGGTAGTTCGATCATGGCCGCACCACCTCCCGGCCATTGAGCATGGCAAAGGCCAACGCGCCGGGATGCTGCTTCCACAGGGCCTTGAGCAGGGCCTTGCTGCCTGCCTCAAGATGCTCGTGGCGCAGCTCGTATTCCTCGCCGTAGACCGCGTGGATGAGGTTGCGACGGGAGTATTTGGAGTGATCGCTCACGATCCGGTCGTGCTTCATGCCCGCGCCCTCCGCGATTGCCAGCCTTTCAGGGCGGCGGCGGAACGCTCCATGCGCTTGCGGCGCTGGTAGGCTATCCCTGCGTCGATCTCGCGGCTGATGCGGCGGCAATCCAGCCAGCGGGAGAGGAACCGGGGCATCATTCCGCGATCCCCCTCTCGTGCATTTCCTCCTGGGCCTCGACCTGCCGGGCAAGGGTGGACAGGTCGAAGGGATCGATCCGGTTGTTCGGGTCTTTCGCGTCCTCAGCGAGGCGGCGAAGATCGGCGGCGATCTTGGAAAGCGCGCTCATTCCGCTTCCTTTCGGATTGCTGAAAGTTCGCGCTCGATCCGCTCGATGCGCTCTGCCGTGGTGGGCTGTTCGCGCGTCGGCCGCATCAGGTCGAACAGCGGAGCCGCCTCACCGGGGAACAGGTAGCAAAGCCGGGCCACGGCATCGAAAGACAGCAGGCTCTTTTCAGCCGCCGCGCCTTCGATGGTGTCGGGCGACACGTCGATTGCCTTGGCAATTTCCTTGTAGGTCAGCCCAAGCCCCCGGACAGCGAGAACCACCTTCGCCACCGCGAAAAGGGATGCATCCCGGCTCGGGGCAGCCAAAAAGGCGAATACATTCGGCGCGTTACCGTGCATTGTCTTATCCGTGAAAGGAGCGAGAAACAGCGGGGCCGGACGCGGCGGAGGCAAGCCGATCCGGCCCCTTGCCCGTTGCGGGGTAGTCGTTGGCGGGGGTGCGAAACGCCCTGCCGGTGAAGTCGTGGCGAAGGTGGGCGCGGAAGGCCGTGCGCAGGATCGGGTTCACTTCCCCATCCCTCCGCGCGAGAGCTTCCAGAACAGGTCGCGCCACGCCTCGAAAGCTGCGATCAGCACCGTCCAGCCGATGAAGCGAAGCAGCCCGATCCCGTCGTGCGGGTCGTCAACGATGTCGTACGTGCCCCCGTCCAAGTCGGCCCCCTGTCAGTGTAGTGTGGTGCCTTGGGGGCGGCGGATTGACTCCACCGCCCCGGCGGTCATCCTGCGGTTGTCGAATCCAGCAGGAGAAATTGAATGGCCGACACGTACAAAACTGGCGCCACGATCCCCGAAGAGGTCGCATTCAAGTTGTGGCTTGATATGCGCAAGGTCACCGATAGCGTTGATGACCAGTTGCGGTTCTTCACCAAGTGCCGTCGCGCCGTTTACGGAACGGGGGAGTTCAAGACCCTGGCGCCGAACTGACCGCCTTACGGACGGCCTCAAGCTTGGCTTTGGCGTCGTCCGTGTCGGTCCCGGTGACGAAAGCGAAATACTCAGCAGCGACCGGTATGGCATCGCCGCTGAAAGGTGCGACGTGGCCAACGGCCAGCCGAAGGCATTCGAGCGCGAGTTCGCGTTCGGGATCATTGCGCATGGTGCGCTCCTTTCAGGTGTGGTGAGTCCCCCCGCCATTAGTCAGGCGGCCTTGGTGGGTTCGGCGCGCTCCATCTCGGCCAGCGCCGCCTTTGCCCGCTCATACTTTGCGAGTGTGATGGTCTTTCCGCTTTCCAGAGCCGCCAGAACTGCGCCACCGCCGAGAACCTTGGCCCCGACCGTTGAAGGCGCGAGACCCTGCTTTTCCGCCAGCGCCTTGATGCGCGCGATGAGCTGCTGAGTTTCCGTCATGCGCCCACTGTGTAGAAAACTACGTACGGCGTCAAGGAGTATTCTACACTCGCCGCACGTAGGGTTCTACTGGCACAATCCTGCAATGGATTTGCGGGCCAGAATTCAACGGGTTATCGACGCGAAGGAGGGCGCTACCTACCGGAGCGTGTCACTTGCAGCCGGGCTATCGGACTCGATGCTGCACAAGTTCATGACCCGCCAGACCAAGAGCATCACGGTCGAGAACCTGGAGGCTATCGCCCGCGCCTTGGGCGTTTCGCTGCGCCACCTCATGTTTGGCGATCCGGACGACGATAAGGTTTCCTTCGTGTGGGACCACATACCCGAGCGCCGCCGCAAGCAGGCGCTTCAGGTTTTGGAGACGTTCACCAACGAGGGCGACGGCACTAACGGCTGAACTACCAAACAGGGGGCTTGTGTGATTGCTGCGATTCTTTTGATGGCGGCGGCTCCTAAACCGCCCGTTATCGACGTTGTGCCAGTTACCCCTCCGCCGGAGGAGCATCTAGGAGACTGGCGGATTACATTCCCGTCTCAGGGCTTTGCGATCGCCGCTGTGTCAAATAGTGCTGGCGCGACGTTCGGCTCCATATGCTACAAGGACGGTTGCTCAGGGTTCTTCAATCCGAGCATCAAATGCGACGTTGGATCAAAATATCCTGCATTGGTGAACGCACCCGCATCGGCATTTGCAGTTGTGCTGGAATGCGAGAAAGTGGGAGATTTGCTCATTTACTCGCTGCCCATTGAGGGGGCCGTAGCCGACGCCATGTCCGTGGGCGGCGTGATAGGATTCGCGTTCCCGATGGCTTCTGGCGAGTTCAAGGTCGCTCGATTCTCATTGACGGGCGCAGCGCGCGCCGCCGCTCGTGCCCAGCAGTATGCACAGGGCGGCTCGCCGGAAGCCAAGCAGCCAGCAAGCGACAACTACGCCCTTTAACGCCTGACCCGGATCGGGAGGCGGTTGTGAGGGGGTCAGACCTCTAAGTCTAGTTGGTCGCCAACCTGAGGGAACCGCTTCTTGAACAGCTTCTTGAACTGGGTAACCCCGTCGGAAACTGCGGTAAGCGTCATCACCTCCTGGATCTGACGTTTCAGTTTCTCGATGCCGTAGCCTTGCGAAAGATGCTGATGCAGCCTCCTCGCCCGTGTTCCCTTCTTGTCAATCTTGGGGTTGAGCCGGTCGAGTTCGTCGAGAACCGCCCCATTTTCGAGGGGATAGTAGACGTAGGTGCGGGTGAAGTTCGCAAAGTGTTGTGGCCGGTTCTGGATGATGGCCCCGGCCGCTGTGCGGGTCGTTTTCTTGCTCCCGTACATTTCGTTGAGGCGGTCGTAATACTCGTTCGGGAACTGCTTGTCCCACTCGCGCATCTCGGCAGCGATATACTGCTGCACGAGGAGTCTAAGCGCATCGGGGCTGCGGACATCCTGAAACCCGGTGGCCTCGTCGATAAGCGCGGTGACACCGACCTTGGCGAACGCCACAAGCAGGATCTTCGCTTGCTCCGCGAGGAAGGCCTGCGATTTGGTGAGTTTCTGGCTATCCTGCGCCCGGATGATGGCCTTGCAGACCTCTACGAGGACCTCGGCATCGTAGCCATGGGCCGAATCCTGCGTTAGTGGCTTGAAAATCAACGGATTTTCTATGATTTCGACCAGTTTTTGGTCAAGTTCGGATCCTATGCCCTTGCGGGTCATTGACCGCAAAAATGCGTTCCCGCCAGCTGACTTAAGGTTGAGGGCCTTCGCCATCCCGCGCTTGTGAATGACGCGCCGGCCATCGGCGAGGACGTAGCAATCCAAATCGACATCGCCGATCAGCATCTTGCCTTGGTGCGTCGCCTTGGGGAGGTCTGTTTCCGCCGCTGCCTTTGCCTTCGCCCAGCGCGCGGACGCGGCTTCCCTTGCAATAAGTTTGCGCTCTTCGGGGCTGAGGCTCTTCGCGCGCTCGATCCCACCCTTGGTCGTATGCTCCATAAGGAATCACCTGCTTGCTCGTGTTCTATGGAGCAATATGCTTGCTTAGCACGTTTGGCAATCCCACCGCCCAGCCGCCTCGGGAAACCGGGGCGGTTTTTGTTTGCGCGTTTCCTACACGCGAGGGAGCTGTCAGGGTGGCGGGTTGATTCGCGCCAAGGCTACGCGGGACGTGTAGAAAAATACATTTAGTGCTTGACGTGTAGAAAACTACGCGCCAATATCCCTTCACAAGCTCCCCGGAGCGAATGGAGGAAACGATGGCCACCATCACCCTTTACCAGTTCGAACAGATCGACGGACTTCTGTCCTCGCTCCTGCGCATGGGTCCGTTCGAGACCTGCGCCGATCCGCGCAGCTACGTCCGCACCAGCAACCGCCTGTTCGACGCGGTCGTGGAAGCCATGGGCTTCGCTTGGACGAACGACTTTGCCAGCGCCGAAGAGGCTGCTGCGACTGTCGTCACCATGGCGCTCACGTCGCGCTCGTTCCTCACCGACGGAGAGGAGGCCTGAGCCATGCAGACCTTCACCTTTGAAACATGGATCTACCGCGGTCCGACCGAGCGGGAATATCCCGTTGAGGTGACGTATTCTGTCACCCCCGGTCGCCCGGCCCGCCTCTATGGCGACTACCCCCATCCCGCCGAGCCTGCCGAGTTCGAGATCATCTCCGCCAAGTGCGCGGTTGAACTGACCGAGGACGACTACGCCGGGTTCGAGGACGAGATCGCTGGCCGGGTCGAGGAAGACCTTGCCGAGTATCACGCCGAGGCCGCCGAGTACCGCGCCGAGATGCGCCGGGAATCCGCTTGGCAGCGCGCCAAGGACATTGCCGCTCGGCATGGGAGGGCTGCTTAAGTGGCTGGCACCCGAACCGAACTGGCGGTTCTCAAGTCCGCCATGGCCGATCTGCCGCGCGTCAAGCCGGTGGACATGGACACAACCAACCGCCTCGCTCGCCATGCGCAGGTCGCCCGTCTGGAGATGGGCGAAGCGCGGTGGGCTGAGCTTAGCAAGGGGTGGGAATGATGGCCGATTGGCACGATTGGGCGACGGCGCCCCGTGATGGAACCGCGTTCTGCGTTGGAGCCGTTGTTCGCTTCAACCCAGTAGCCGAGCACTGGGAGACACTCGTGTTTTCTGACGAGGCTGGCGACAGCAAGGAGTGGATCGCGGCCGAGTTCCTGAAAGGTCCGAGCTTCTGGACTGAACTGCCAGCATCTGCGGAGCCTGTACCCAACCCCGGATGGTACGCCGTGGGTTTGCGTGTCGAATACAAGGTGGACTGGAGCCTCTGGAGCAAAATCCAGCGGTGCCTGCGGTGGGTGAAATGATCCCCTTCCTCACCCACGCCTTCCGCACCGGCCTTGCCAATCATGCGGAACTCTATGGCCCGCATCACCCGGCAAAGGTCGTGGCGGGCTGGATCGGCGGCGGTCTGCTGATCGCCTTGGTTTTCATCATTATTGCAGGCCTGGGGCTGGAGATCGGCCATGCTTGACCGCCTCCCCATGACCTACGCGGCTCGTCCGATGCGCGGCCATCGCGGCTACATGGACCTGCCTGCCTTCGTTCGCCGCGCCGCCTCGTCCCCTTCGGAAGCGCGCCCCACCCATTCCAGCGCTGTCGAGGCCAGTGCTGAACGGGGGAATGGGAAATGAAAATTGAAATCGATCTTGATGACGTCTTCCGCGACGAGGACGGAAACCCTGAGGAAAGCCTCCAGGAGAGTGTTCGGCGCCAGATCGTTTCGCGCCTGACCGATGATTATCGCAAGCGCCTCTTTAGCCGCTTCGATCAGGAACTCTCTGAAATCATGCAAAAGCAGATGGCTGAGGTGATGCAGACACGGATGCCCGACCTCATCGATGACATCATGAACGCCACCTATACGCCGGTTTCCACTTATGGCCAGCGCGGCGAGCCTACCACGTTCCGCGAACAGATCATCAAGAGCATCGCTGCAAACATGAAGTACGAACCGAAGAATTACGCTTCGGACGAGAACGCTTTCACCCGTGCGGTGAAGTCCGTTGTCGATGCCAAGACAGGTGAGATCAAGAAGGAACTCACCGACCAGATCGACACCAAGTTCCGACATGATGCGATGGCGTTCGCAGTCACTGAACTCAGCAAGCGTCTAGGACTGACGAAATGACCGAA